TTAATAATTATACAGTTGATTTTAATAACACAAAGTTATTAGCACCTTGTACACAAAGACATCTTTCAGATAAGAAATTAACTCTCATTTCATCAACATCAGAAGTATAAGCTCCACCTACAGATCCAGTGATCCAAGACTTCATTCTTCTATCATCTGCTTCAGAAGCTCTATATCTTACATGTAAGAAAGGGCGTCTAATGTTAGATCCTAATGACTGATCATAAACAGTTGAAGTTCCAGCAGGAACTAAAATACCGTCAATGTCACCAATCATACCTCTTGTAGCAAAATCATTTAGATATTTCCAGTCAGTTTTGTAGAAGTCATAAGAACCTCTTCTGAAACCAGAAAATCCAAAGTTAAGAGCCATATCTTCTTCGTTGTTAAATAAACCGTAAGAAGCAGCACCAGTTGAAGCATAACCACCATTCATAGCAGCAATCATATCATCAAAATCAAGAGCAGTAGCTCTAGATAAAAATAACATGTTTTCTTCAATAGCACCTTGAGTGTCTAATTGTTTTAGGATAGTGTCAAAATCACCTAAAGCACCAGAACCAGGAGCAGCAGCACCAGCAAAATCGTTATAAACGTTTCCTCTTGCTTCAATAGCGGCAAATAAACCTTCAGTACCATCAACAGTTGTTATACCATTAGCACCTTTTTTCTCAGCTTCTACCATAGACATTTCCATATAATCTTCAAATCTTAATCTTGTTTCAGATTGAGACTTTAAATACCATAAATATCCAGATGTTCCATCTTCAGTAGCAACTTCAACCCAACCAATTTGAGCTGTGTCAGAACCGTTTATTTGGAAGTTATCTTTTAATATAATTGGCTTGTTGCTATACTGTTTAAAGTCAGGCTCTACAGAACCAGTCATACCAGGGGTTCCTTTTTTAAATTCTGAACCATAAACAAACACTTTAGCTGCTGTTCCTTGAGCAATATTACCAGCAATAATTGTTGCCACTTGATAAGTTTCAACAGTTACTAAACAGTCGTTGTTTGCGTCTCTAGTGCCAACTAAAGTTACTAAAGCTTTAACAGTGTTAATACCATCAGAAATTACTATAGTTTGGTCTTTTCTGATAACACACTCTTTATCAGCTTCAACTCTAACTTTCATAGTAACGCCACCTGCTTGCACTACACAAGAGTCATAAGAAATATGAAGTCTATTTTGCTCAGACCAAATAACTTGATCAGAACTCATAGGCATTTCAGCGCCAACCATTCTCAAGAAACCACCAATAGTTCGGTTTCCGTATCTTTCTACTTCAGCTTCGTAAAGCTCAGGTAGATATTGTTGTGCAAATGTATCCGTGTCGCCAGCTCCACCACCGTTAAAAGAAAGATAGTTAGAATCTAACGTCATTTTCTTTTGGTGAGGAATTAAACTTGGAGGAAACGCATTTGCAGGGTTTAATGTAGCAAATCCCATTTTTTCTAAATTTTAATTGTTTTTATTTTTTATTCTTAATTTTAACTTAGAACTATCAACACCGCTTATTGCTTTTACTTTTAATCCATTAATATAAACATCACCTGTAGACGTAGTCCTTGGTTCATTCGTTATATTTTTAGATTTAGCCATCACATCTTTAACAGCATCGGCTTTGCCTTGCTCATAAAAATGATTAGCAATAGTATCAGCATTTTGTGCCGCGAAAATAGCTTTATGGTAACCTTTATAGTCTTTTACTTCACCCTTATTATCTAAGAACTTCCCGATTAGGTTAGTAAGATCAGATTGATTACTTGCAACACTTTCTTTATCACTAACGCCATATCTAAACTTCTTTTCTCCAATATTGAAGTCAAAACCTTTGAATTCTTGGTTGAAAAAGTTTTTAGTGTTAGATTTAAATGTATCGTGTTGTTGTTTTTGTATTTTCTGTTCTTCGTTGTATCTATTGAAAAAGTCAGTAGCTTTTTGTTGGTCTTGAGTTACGCCGGGTCTCAACTTGATTTCGTCGTAATATTTACTCTTAGTGTCCTCTAAAAATTTACGGGCTTTAGCAATTTCTTCTTTGAAGGCAAGTTTCTTTTTCTTTATATCTCGCTCTTCATCCACTTCTTCGTCATATGAAAAGTTATCTTCTAATAAGAAGTTAACCTCTTCCATGTCTAAATGTGGTTTAGTCTGTTTGTAGTATTCTCTAATTAAAGCATCGTCATTTACTGTGGAATAATCAGCACTTAATCTAACGTAGTCTTCTACAGTTCCACCTGTTTCTTCCATAAAAGAAACTAGCTTTTCGATGTTTTCAGGTAGTTTTTTACCTGTAGCTTTCTCATCTCTTACAGCTTCTTTTAATTCTTGCTCTACTTCTTTTGTTTCTTCTTTTACTTCTTCTTCTGTAATTTCCTGTATAGGTATTACATTCTCTTTCTCCTGCTCTTGTTCAACTTCTTTGTTTTCGGCATTGTCAACAACCCTCTCAGGCTCAACATCCCCTTTTTGTTTTTCATTGATAACAAGTTTGATCGGTTCTTCCTCTTTGACAGCATTTTCTGGTTTTTTAGATAAATCTACTTTAATTGTTTCTTGTTTTTTAGTAAGTTTCTTAGGTTTAGTAGCTTTTTTCTTTACTTTAAACTCACCTTGTTCTAATACGCCATCGGCGCCTTGTTTTATTTCTTCTGACATAATATAATATAATAGTTAATAAAAAATTACTTAGGCATAAACTGCTCTAAGCCAAATCCACCCATATTGTCATTACCTGCGGATTCAAAGTTCTTTGGTAATAAATCATTTTTTCTTTGATCTATTAACTCAGATTGTTGCGTTGCTTGTATTTTAGTTCGTTCGTCTTTACGATCTTCTTTAAAACTTTCCTGTTGTTGTTTAGCTTGTCCTTGAGCTTGAGCTAGCTGTATGTTGTATTGGAACTCTTGTTGCATTAACTGCTGCTTGATTTGAGCTTCCATCTCCATCTTTTTTATATCAAGCTGTGACTTAGCATTTTCTAACTGCACTTTTTGCTCAGTTAATATTTGCTGCTTTTGAGTTTCAGCTAAAGCAGTTTTTTCAGCCAACTCAGCGTTTGCTTGAGCTTGTGCTTGTATATTAGCTTGTTGTGCTTGCTGATCTCTTTCTTGTTTTTTTCTTCTTCTTTGCTTTATCGTTTGGTTTGCTAACTTTAAATTAGCAACGTTTCTAATATCAATAGCATCTTCAAGATCTATTTGACCTGCTTGTAAAGCAACTTGAATATTTTGTTCTAACTGTGCTTTTTGCTCTTCATCTGGTTCTAATTCTAAAAATACACCAAAATCATGTATACTTAAATCTATAAGCTCATCTAAAGTTCCTACGTTGTATTTAGATATACTTTGTTCTAAAGACATCCTTGTTAAAGGGAACATTAAAGCATCAGCTACTCTTAATGATATATTTTCACAAGCTCTAAGAGTTAAATATAAACTAGCTTGCATTATATGTCTTGTAGCTACATTAGAGTTAGCGGCAGCTAATTTTTGCAAACCAACTAATGATTGTTTGTCTGGTAAAGTACCATCTCTAGCTTCATTTAAACCGGTCACGTCTCTAATCATTTTAAGATAATACTCATAAGTTTGTATTAATGATTGTATCTTGCCCATACCATTTGATGAAGAAAGCTCTTGTATCGGAACTTTACCTGGGTTCATACCACCATCTTGAGTCATTGATCTACCAACTAAAGATCCAGTTTGGAAATACATATTTAAAGCTTCGGCTGGATTATAATTAGTACCATTACCTAAATCTACCTCTGCTAAACCATCTATGTCCATGTATACACCGTCAGGTACTATCCTAGACATCACCTGTTGTAGTTTTAAATGTGTTAGCTGTATCATATCAGCAAAGCCAGTTATCCTACTTACAATTGATTCTATACGACCTTTATACATCCTAGGAGCTACTATATTGTAATTCATATTAACTTTAGTAGTATCAGCATTAGGTCTAGTCATGTTTTCAGACATTTCCCATCTTAACATTTTTTCGTGTCCTAGTATCTTAGCTCCTGAGTATAAAACTTCAATTGACCTAAAAGCTTTTTTGAAACTTTCATTTTCAGGTGGATTAAACGTATCTGTTTTTTCTATAGCTTTTTCTAAACCAGTTGCCCCTTTTTTAATTTTAAATACTTGGTTTGTATAAGTCTTATATTCAAAATACAAAACTTGAACCGTGTCATCATCATATCTACCTGACCAGTTTCTAGTGTAATTTTGATTACCTGGATATTTTTGTATTTCTTCTAATTCATTAGATGTTAGATAAGGAAATTGTTTTTTAAGTTCTGGTAAGCTAATACTTTTAACTTCACCTACGTAATATAAATCTTCAAAATTAGGATCATCAGTATATGAATAAACTAAACTTGCTGGATCTACATAATCAACAGTAACACCTTCAGATCTATTAAAACAAGTTTTAACACAAGATATGCCTAAAACTGTTAAATCATAGTTTAATCTTCTTCTAGTTAAGTTATATTTGTTTTTATTAAGTATTGTATTTATAACTTCTTCTTCAGCAACTTCAATAGACTGCTTGTAATTCATTTGCATATGAAGTTCTAGCTCTTCTTCATCAATAGGTGCGTTTTCTTGATCTTTATTAAAGAAAAGATCCATACCTGTAACCTGCTTTACTTTATTTAAAAACTCTTTAGCATTTATATCAACTAATATATTTTCAGCATACTTAGTTCTTTTCTTTATTGATGTAGGATCTTGAGCAACTGCTTTAATATCATAAGTTCTTTGTGACATACCGTTAACAACAATATCTACAAACTTAGGTATAACTGGTACGGGCTTCCAGTCTAAGTTTAAATAAGATAAGTCACCATTAATAGATAATTCGTCTTTGTATTTTTGAATAGATTGTTCTCCTCTAGCGTATAATCTTAGCTTGTGAAAATTATTATAGTTCGTATTAAACCTATCGTACCAGCCTCTATCATTTCTAAACCACTCAGATTCTATGGCTCTACCTACTTGTAAACCATAGTCATAAGAAGCTTTTTCTACATCTGGCACAACCTGATCTGGAAAAGAACTATTGTAATTAGTATTTATCATCTATTTTATTTTTGAATTATAACCCGTGTTATCATATCTTTTAATACCTAAAGCTACAGATTTCATTTGTCTTTTATTAACAGGTGTATACCTATTTTTATTACAAGCCATAACGGCTAAACCTGAGCTTATTGAAGCATCGTGCTTTGTTCTATTGTTTATATTGAACTTAGCCCAGTCTTCTAATGTCTTTTGATGGTACATGTCTCCATAGCCATCTTCTTTTAATCCTACATAAGTCTCTATATAAGATTCAATTGCAGCAGCATGTGCTTGCTTAATGTCTTCACTTGAGTTAGGTATTCCACCTATTTCTTTTTCAGTTGTAGAAAGTTTATTCCAAACTTTATCAGGACGATTCATTGAATAATTCCTATAACCTCTTCGCTTTAAATAATATAAAAACCTTGGTTTGTTATTTTCAGCAAGTATTGGCATACCATAAAAAACCATCGCCATTAATACATCTTCAAAAAATATCTCAGCTGTTTGTGGCCTTGATATATATTCTAAAAAGAAATGATTAGGCGGTGCATCTTCCATAGAAAACTTAGTTAAACCATGTAAAGCACCATTAGAACCTTTGCCATCTACAGTACCTGATATATCGTAGCTATCTAAACCAAATGCTCCAATATGTTCATTACCAGGGTGTTTACCATTGCCTTTTATTATCACTCTATTTTGTAGACTTTTAGGTGGTACCCAGCTTATTTGAAACCTACCGTTTCTATTAGGATTAAATATAACCCTTGAGTCTTTTATACCATTTTCCCATTGAAAACTACCTACCGTAACAGCTGCTGAATTATTAAGTTCAGCATTAAAATCAATTTGTTCGTATATTTTAGTTAAGTTAAATAAACTATCTTTTGTTTCGTCTCTGAAGGCATGAGCTTCAGTTCTTGGAAACTGCCTGTAATATTCATTTAATCCATCAGGATCATCTCTTAAACCGTCTACTTCGTTTTCCCAGTGCTCGATAACTCCTGTTGTAATTTCAAAACCATCAACTCCTTTGACTGGAGCTTTGCCTCCAATGAAGACAGGTAATCCATTAGTATCGATGAATCCTTCATAGTTCCATTCCATAGGTATGAACAAGCTATAGAGCCCAGAAGATGTTTGTCCGTTTCTATTTCTTTTAGTAACGTCAGAAGCGTAGTATAATTTTTTGAAGTTGTCTCCACCTTTGTCTAAAGCATTTGAAGTCGAGCCCATCATACATTTTCCTACGATTCTAGAACCAAGACGTAATGTAGTTTTTGTAACCCTCCAGTTGTTTAATATATTATCAGGCCTCTCCCATTTGCCACTTTCATCATGAGCTAATAGTTTTAGCTTTTCACCATCATAAGAGTTGTCACCAGTATTTTTCCAGTCAATAGTTGTATCAAGCCCGTCTAGTTCTCTAAGCTGTTCATTCGACTCAAGCTTTCTTCTAGTAAGTTTAGATGCTGGAACTCTATAAGCCAATTCAGTTTTTGGCCTGTCCATACCATCTTGAATGGGTTTAAAAAAGAACGGGTAGTTAACTGATATGGGTACAACTTTATCCGTGAACATTTTTTTGGCATCTGCACCAGACTTGGACAATATACCGAATCTAGAGTCGGAAGATATTGTAGCTTGGTTAACAAGTTCTGCGCTTGACATAAAAGAGAATCCAGATCGTCTGTTTTTAAGGTAGCACATTCCGTAGCACCTTGTATCTGCTTTACATGCTTCCCAAAATATAAAGAAGAGTCTATTTGCTTCTCTATAATCTGGTGCTCCAATATCGATTTTTGACCATTGCAAATACATATAGTGAGTACCAGTAATGTAAGTAGCCAGACCCTTATTATAGAACCAGAATCCTTTATCTCTTTTTTCAAATTCTTTATCAATGTAGTCATACCACTTTTCTTTAAATTCATTTGGATATTCTTCCCAATCAAATCTGCTCTTAATCTTACTTAACTCTTTTGGGTATTCTTGTTTTTCCCAGTGTTGTTCAATTTTCTTTTCGCTTCGTTTATACGGTTCATCTGTTGCTGGTAAAGCAACCCTGAGATTCTGTATTTCAATGATTTGTCCAATTTTACCTGTTTTACTTATTACTATAAAATCATAATCAGAATTATAACCATAATCCCATTTTTTAAACCTATTGTTTTTAGCTAATATCTTAGGATTTACAACGTCCTTAATTTCTTTCCAAAGAGTTTGATTATAACTCACTTACTTCTCCCTTCTGCAAAACCTTTAAAAGTTTTTTCAACTTTTTCTTTAGGTTTATTATTTAGCAAATCTTCTTCTTCTTGTATTCTAGTTAATATTTCAAAAGCATCCATTATTGCTAGCTTTTTAGTTGCGGCAGCATTTTTAAGTCTGTCAGCGCTTACGTCGTCGTCTGAGTCAACAATCTTTTCTTTTGCTACCTTAATTAACTCCTCAATTGCTTTTTGCCCAGCT